TTTCAAAGCCATTGGATGCAAACAAGATCAAGATTCTTGGTCTTGCTGACGAGAACATGAAGCCAACCAAAAAGGGCGAACTGTTCTACAACCTCACGAACATGGGCATGTTCAACGAGGACGGCACAATCACCGAAAAGGGGTTGGCCTACATGACTCCGCTCAAGGAAATGGCAGTCCCAGAGTGGATCACGCAACCCGGCAACATGGAGAAGTTCGATCTCTTGTGGCAAGACGGGGTGATTCGTTCTAGTTCAACTCCCACCGAAATTCTCGGCGCTGTGACAAAGTTTGCAGGCGATGTTGTCTACGGGGCAGGCGAACTTGCACAGCAACAAGCTCTCGGTCTTGCATACAACTCAAGGACATGGGGCGGGCTTTTAGGACTAGAAGACAACCGCCCTGTCGCTTTGAAAGCTCAAAGCGAAGTGTCTGAGTTGTCGGTGATGGAGAACGTGTATAAGAACGTCGTCGGGTTAATCACCATGGTCGATGTCGGATTGGCGACCGACAAGAAGTTGTTCGAGGATTACGTCGCGTCACCAATTGGTGCTGCATACGAGAAAATCACTGGGGACGAATTCCCAGAACTGCGAGCAACAGACAGATCGAATCCAAACGTCAAAGACTCAGAAGACGCGCTAGTTGCTGCTAGGCATAAGCAATGGGCAGCGAATCAGCGTCTCGCTGACATGGAAGCTGGAGAGATTGCCGAGACATTTCTTGGTATTGAAAATTCAGTCAAGCAGGCGGAATCCCTCAAGAAAAAAATCGGGAATGACGAGTTCAAGAAAATCTATGGAGGCGTCGGTGCATTCTCAAGCGTCGTGCTTGACCCGACAAACGCCGTCCCTGCTGCATTTGCTGTGAAGGCAGCGAGGTCAGCGCCGCTTGCAACCAGAGCAATGCTCAACGCCCAGAACACAATGGGCAAGGTCGCGGCAATGGAATTGGCAATCGCCCAAGGTGACGTCGCAGTCCAAGCGGCAAGAGCCAAGCTGGCAAAAGTTGAACCCACCGTCGGGTTGGCAAAGAGGATGGCAGAAAGTTTCGCCGAAAGAGCAAAGGTTCAGCCGAACCTAGTGGAGAAGTCGCAAACTGCCGCGAACATCGCTCGGAGAATATCGGACGAGGCAGACCAAATCAGATCTGCCCTTCCGACTATCACGCAGGAATTAGAAGGATTGGTCGCGAAGCGCAATAGCTTGGCAACTCGCATTCCAGAGGCATATTCTCAGAAAATATTGCAGACGATGGAAATTGGGCGGCAGGCGAGATCTTTGCCAGCAAAGGCGCTTGGTGCCACATTGGAGGGAGTTGGCGACACAATCTCAAAGGCAGACACTGCGATCACCAACTTCCTGCAAGAGCGAGGATTGGATCAAATCTACACGGCGGCAGTCGGTGCGGCTGGTGTCGTTGGGATGGCAGGCAGTCCAGTCATTGGGACGGTGGCGGCAGGTGCTGCGGCATTGAAGTCGGGCAAAGTATTGTCCAGCTACGGCAAGTTGTTTCGCTACGTGGGGAAAGAGATGGAGAACGTGCGTGGGCAGATTCCATTCTGGAAACGTGTGGCGGCGCACACAGCACCGGGATCACTGGGGCGAGGCATCGCACACACATTCAACACATTTGATCTCGGTGGCGTAACCTCTGACACTCTTCGTCGGACTGCCCGAGGTGTTGCAGCAGCATTGCCGACTGACTTCATGTTTGAATACCTCTCTGACGGTGCGGACATGCGCCCAGAGACATTGTATCAAGCGGGGGCTGAGTCTCTAATTATCGGTGGATCATTCGCTGCGGCCGGGGGTGCATTTATGGGGACCAAGAAGCGCATGCGTGAGCTTTCGATTGGCGACGAACTGAACTTTAGGCAAAACATGACAGACCCTCGCCAAAGGGCTTTATTCCAAGCAATCCCGTCATCCACTCGTCGCGCGATTTCGACGTATGCAATTGCCAACCCGACGCTGAAATACGTATTTAAAGATTCTGGGGCTAGCAAATATGATCCCAATACAAACACGGCAAGCATCAATGTTAACTCAACTAACCCGATCAAGGCGCTAGTTGCTCACGAAACCCTGCATCATACCATCATCAAGAATAACATGGAGGCAGGCATTGCCGCATTGTTCCTCGGTGACACCAAAACCAATTCGGCAGGCGGACTGTTCCGCTCAAAGGATGGCACATTCGATCCGAATTTCGAGGCATTCAAGAATGCTTACTACAAGCGACTCGGTGCGGAAGGAATGACAAATGCAGAACGCAATGCAATCTACCCGATTGATAAGATTGCAGTCGAATACTTCATCGAGAAGCATTCAGACCAATACGCATCGATGGCAGAAAGCGGAGCACTCGGTGCGGTCGCTTCAAGCGGGGCAGCCCGGCGGAAACTTGGTTCCATCCTTGAGACAGTCTTGCCACGGGTTCCGGTCCTCAAAGATCTGCACTTCAAGAGTGGCGGGATGATTGACGCGAACGGTTCATGGGTGACTGGCAACGGGATTCTCGATATCGGTGGTGTCCGCCGGGATCCAATCACCAGCAAGATGTTCCGAGAAATGAACCGAAGAAGCTCAGGGCTTTCCCCGGGCCAATTCGACCCATTGATGAGCGATAAGCCTGACTCGGGAGCACCAATTCTCCTAGACCCATCAAGCGGAATTGATATGGAACTTCTTCATCCGCTGATCAATGTCGATGCGAATGGCAAGCCGATCTTGCAGAATGGAAAGCCTGTGGCGTTAGATCGTGCAACAGAACTGAGTCGCGCTCTCGGTGGACTCACGGCAATCGAGGTCATGCAGAGAAAGCGGGCTGATAATTATGCTCCTGAAAAGGGTGAGGCGCACATTGACAGTGAAGGCGAATTCCAACCGGGATGGTTGTCAAATGACGTCATCACCGAGATGTTCGCGAAGAACAACTACAACTCAGAGCAGAAGCGGATCATCAGGGAGATGAATCGTCTGATTAAGAAGGGAACTGGCGAACGGGTCGTGATGATCAACTTCGCAGCAACTGGCAGGAATAGAGCGGGCAAGGTCGTATACAAGCCACAGGAAGCAACGCTTCGCGACACAGTCCCAGTTGCAGTCACGATCTCGAAGGCCGGGAATGTATTATTCGGCCTGATGTCTGTCACGAAATTGAATGAGAACATCCAGAAGCGTTCCCAAAGCAAACGAGGTAAAAAGCTATACGGTGGCAATGTTGACCTGATCTTGCAAGACACTCAGGCGATGATGGAATTCCACAAGAATGGCACCGACAGCATCGAATACTTCAAGAAATACGGGGCAGTGGAAGCGGATGAGCGAAAGAAGTTCATCAACACGATGTTCGGCCTGCTGAACAAGAAAGAGCAAGCGGTCCTCAATCCAATGCTTTTGGAGGATGACGTAAAGAGTCGCGACAACGTATATCGCACATACCGTGCAGATCGCGTGAGCAAAGCGGTTCCGATGTCCCCAGAAGAATACCCAGCGATGCCATTCAGCTACGAATCTGTGAGTCAAGTGCGGATGCCCGAGCAGGCAAGGCAGATGCCTGAGGGTGAGAAGGTTCCAGTAGCAGAAGTGATGAAGGAACTTGATTCAACCAACTTCATCCCGACTAACCTAGCAGCAGGCATTCTTGGGTCTTTCCCGGAATACTTGTTGCCAGTAGCTGAATTCATCGCAAACCAGAGGGAGAAACTGGTCTCCGGTTCATTGACTTCAAGGGATATCTGGAAAGCCTATGCCGTCACGGTCGCATCTCAAGGGACTGGTGCGGTCGGCGTTGATACGCTCAAGAAAAAACTGGCAAACGAAGGCATCAATTTTGATCCTAAACCATTATTTACGGACAAGGGCAAAGCCGGGCAGGAAACGATTCGGCCAGAAGAAGCGGCGGCATACTGGTTGGGAACGGAAGCAGGAAAACTTGCTTTGGATAATGCGGAGGCAGGAAAAACAACTGCTGCCGATTGGGACGAGCTTGTCAGAATTCGCAAAGCATACGGAGACGACAGGTTCAAGACATTCAATGTGTTCTCCGAAAAGAACCTGTCAAAAATTCCTGTGGTGGTCGATAAGCTCAATAGCAGCAAAGGAGACAGCAAGCAAGTGCTTGAAGCAGTTCAGCTTTTGAACGGAGTCAGCACTGGGAAAAAAGGGTTCATCAGTCATTTGCTTGGCCTAGGTGACACGCCGACAATTGATGCCGTAGAAATCAATTTCTGGTTAACCGGAAAGGGTGACGTTGGCACATTGAAGACCAAAGAAGCTGATCTAGCAAGAAGGGTCAAAAACACATTCAGCGACAAGCGAGTAAGGGAAGAGATGTTCCGCCGGGTGGATGAGAGTATCCAAGCATTGCAGGGATCAGTCGAAGGTGGTGATAAAATCCCTCGAGACGTCTGGGCGCACATTGTGCATCACTGGTTGTGGGATAAGGCAAAAGGTTTGGAGACTACCCACAAGGGCATGTATGAGGCGCAGGTTAGCTACATGCCTGAAATTGTCGCACAAAATAAAGTTGCCCAAGCAGGAAAAGAAAAGCAAAACAAACAGGAAACCAATGGACCAGCAAAAGAAAACAGCAAAGGACGCATTTACCAACGCAGCATCAGGGATGAGCCTGATGTTGGACGAAAATTTGCTGAAGGAATTGCAAGAACGGCATCCGAGCACCCAATGGGTTCAGCCGTCGAAGTCAAAGACGCCTCCTTCTACGATGCCCCAGACACCAAACTCTTCCTTGCCCCGGACAACTTGACTGGGGTTGCGGTGACTTCCTACGGCGACCTCGTCAGCGTATTTAAGCACCCAACCAGCAAAGAGAAGATCTTGCCGATTCTTGAGGAAGCGGCGGAATACGCAAGAACGCTAGATGCATATGATATCAACGGGTTCCTTCCGACCTTGTATTCCAAGGTTGGATTCCGCCCAGTTGCTCGCATTGCATTTGATTCTGAATTCGTCCCCAAGACTTGGCCGTATGAATTGGCAGGCCCGCCAGATGTGGTGCTGATGGTCAAGGATCCAGAAGGATTGTCAGGCGCTCCAGAGATCGGCGATGAAGGCTACAATGCGATTCGCGATCAAGTGCCGATGTATGCCACCTACGGCGAAGCAATGGATGCTCAACAAAAAGCTATTGAATCCATCAATCGGCTTTCAGCCCCAGTAAATCCGGCGGCACCTAATGTCGAATTTAAAAAGCCATTGTCTCGAGACGAACCGCTTCCAGATATCGATGATACCTTAATTGACGATGCTGTTGACGTCGATGGATTCGCATTTGACCGACCCGCAAAGGTTTATATGCACCACCCGGGTGGTGGTAGAACTTACTTCAACTATGACCCAGCGTATTTGATCAAGCCTGAATTCAAAGGGCTGAGAGCAACGCTCGAAGGGAAGAACGTCATTATCCTTGAGGCTGACAAGATGAGAGCGACTGGTGGCGACATGGGAGGTGCGTTGCACCCATTCTTGCGGTCAAACCAAGTGGTCGTTAGAGGTAGTGATGGGAAGCTGTATAAAGCCGTATGGGCAAACATGAACTCAGCATTCGTCACAAGAACCAAAAATAGGTGGTTCGACGATAAAGCTGAATACGCGCTTATTCACCTCATGGAAGAGGTTGCCCACTCATCAAATAAACGTATTGCTAGAACAGTTGGAGAAGCATGGGAGAAAGCGAACCTATCCAATTACGAGCAACGCATTATTTCGGTGGCGATGCAGGCAGCAATCACTGCTCAAAAAAAGGCAACCTACAGTTTGAAGATCACCCAAGCGCAAAAGAAGATAAAAGAAGGTGATCTCACGGCAGCCGAAATAAAAAAATTCAATGATTTAATCAAGCAGCATACAAAAGACCGAGACGCATTGTCTTGGACCGGGATCGATGAGCAAATAGCGAAGAAGATCACCCAAATCAAATCTTCTCAAACAAGCCTTCAAAACGGAACTGGAACTCAAGCATCAGTAGACAAAGCTAAAAAGGCGCTCAGAGATTTCTTGGATGAGAATCCAGATCATCTGGCTGCATTCGATGCTATCAGCAACAAGACGGCTTCATTAAAAATTTCTGACAATATTGGGGATACATTCAAAAGCCGAGGCGCGGCAATCCAAGGGTTGCTAGGTATTGTATTTGATAAATTCAATCCTTCAGACTTGCTCAAAAAGACTGAGGACTTCCAAGGGTCTGAAAATATGGACCTTGTCGCAGCGGTTCAGCTTTCAAAAAACAAAGACATATTTGCTGTGTATTTTGGAAAGGATCCCAACGAAGAATCTGCGATGTCTGCATCTGAACGCGACGTTAGAGACAAGCTGAGAGCAGATCCAAATTTCGTCGAGCATGAGGCATTCGACTGGATGATGCTTGGTCCTGAAAACGCTGACAACTTTTTGGCAGAATCATCATTGAAGCCAGAAGAATTGATTCCAGAGTATCGTGACAAACACGAAAAAGCCAGCGTCAAAACTGGGTCGGAGGAAACCGTGCTTGGAGCAATGAAGATGTTTGCGGGGATCCCATTGAAGGTGGTTAAAAAAACACAGGCACAGATTGATCAATTTGCAAAAAAACGTGATCTTCGTCTCGCCAAAAGAAAAGCCGAGCAAGCCAGAAAAGAGGATATCAAAAAAATCTCAAACAAGTTAAAAACTCGAGATGCAAATCTGGAAAAGCTGGCGAATCAGATTGCATCAGCGTCAGAGAAGCCATTGATCAAATCACTAAAGGCAAAAGAGTCCGAGGTGAAGAAAGACAGAAATGCGCTTGCCCGGCAAATTATTAAGCTGCAGAATATGAACTGAACTCAAACCGGATTATATGGAAAAGCAATACGCAGTAACAATCGATGACGCAAAAAATAACGCACTTGAAGTAGAATGCTTCAAGATAATGAAGTATGAACTTCTCGACCTTCCAGACGGGATGATGATTGCTATCCCACCAGACGCTACCGAAGACATTCGGATTGCCGCTCAAGAAGCACAGAACGGTAACTACGAGGCATTGATGAGAGCAACCGGAGGAAACTGAATATGCCACGCAAACTTGAGAAACCACCTGACGTCGATCCTCCACCGGAGTGGTTTGACGAAGTCCGTAAACGATCCGAAGAAATGGGCATCACCTACAAATGCATCGAAGTGTGCGCGCCTCGCACCGCTGCGACTGCGCTGTGGATGAAGGCGCAGGGAGTGTCCAACAAGCAGATATCGAAACGCACAGGACTGAGCTACGGTGCCATCAATGGACTGTCATGGCGGCACGCCGACACGCTTGAAACGAAGCGGAAGGAATTCTCGCAGAAGTATGCCATCGCTGCCCAGACGTTCACCGACTTGCTCTTCGACAAGGCCGAACAACTTGCTGAGAATCCTGACCAACTGGTCAACATCTCGCCAGACAAGCTGGCGCTCACGGTGGGCATCATGACCGACAAGGCAGCACAGCTCTCAGGCATGGCAGGGGTCGTCATTGAGCACCGCAAGGGAGCGTCCATCTCCGACGCTGCCAAGGTGATCTCAGATGCCAAGGCACGCATCGCAGCCAAGTTGCGCAACGATGCCGTCGAGGCTGAAATCATCACTGCATGATCTGGCGCAAACATCCGATCCTCGAAGCTCCGACCGACGAGGAGATCGTTGAACTCGACGAGGAGACTCTGCTCGAGATCCATGCGATCTACCATGAGGCAATCGAGAATGCCGAGCGGGATCCGTATCGGTTTGGATTCCGATTGCCTCACTGGGACAAGGCCGAGGAGCAACTGGCCGAGGTCACCGAGATTGTTGCCCTCGGCGGAAACCGATCAGGCAAAACCCAGTGGGGTGCATTTACGATTGTGCGTGCTGCGCTCGAGAATCCCGGGTCAGAAATCTTTTGTTTCGCGCAGACTGCCGAGGTATCCATCCGGCAGCAGCAGAGTGCCGTCTGGGATTGGTTGCCCGCTGAGATGCGGATGAAACAAACGACCAGTGGCACCTACATCAGCTACACGAAGAAGAACGGCTTCACAGACTCGTCGTTGATCTTGCCCAACGGGTCGCAGATCATCTTCAAGACCTACAGCCAGTATCAAAACAACCCGACGATCCTTGAAGGTGCCGAGCTTGGCAGTCGGAATCCAAAATGGCACAACGTCGGTGTGTGGCTTGACGAGTATCTGCTTGGGCCGGAGTTGATCAACACGCTGCGCTTCCGGCTTGCTACGCGAGATGCAAAACTGCTTCTCACATTCACGCCGATCGACGGCTACACCGAGGTGATCAAGGAATTCCTCGATGGTGCCAAGACGATTGAAAGCCGTGAGGCAGAACTGCTCAACGGCGAGCTTGTGCCATACGTCCAGCGCAGTCAGAAGCGGAACGCATCAATCCACTACTTCCACTCGCAGGACAATCCATTCGGTGGCTATCCCCGCATCAGGGAGGCACTGATGGGGCGCGGCAGGGAAGAGATCCTCATCCGCGCCTACGGTGTGCCAGTGAAGTCTCACGCGACGAAATTCCCTAGATTCAACAAGGAGGTCAACGTGGTGCCGCCGGAGAAGATCCCGACCAACAACGTGACTCGATACATGATACTGGACCCCGCCGGATCCAAGGCATGGTTCATGTGCTGGATTGCAGTCGATGCCAGCGGAACCTTCTGGGTCTACCGTGAATATCCCGGCGTCGATGTCGGTGACTGGGCAGAATGGAAGTCTGGCAAGTGGCTGCCGGGCGACGGTGCCAAGGGACAAGGACTCGGCATTCGCGACTATATCGACATCATCAAAGATCTCGAAGGCGAAGAGGAGATCTTCGAGCGTCTGATCGACCCGAGACTCGGTGCTGCAAAATACCAAGCGGCCGACGGGTCATCGTCGATCATCGAAGACCTAGCAGAGCAGGACATGGTATTTGTCCCGGCACCCGGCCTTGAGATTGAGGATGGTTTGCAGGCACTGCTCTCGAAAATGTCGTGGGATACGTCGAAGGCGATGGACGGCATCAACCGTCCGCATTTCTACATCTCCGACGAGTGCGAGAACATCATTCACGCATTGAGCGAATACACTGGCGAGGGTGGATTGAAAGAGGCATGGAAGGATCCAATTGACGTCCTGCGCTATGCTGCTATTGCTGGCATAGATCATGTAGATAGTTCAGAGATTAACGTAACAACATATGGAACAGGTGGCTACTAAACGAAAAGAAAAAGCAGAAGAGATCATTAACAGTATCCTTAATAAGGAACCTGTCATTGAGCAAGTTGTTGAATCGGAACCAGAGAGCTTCGATGTGCGGGTCATACGGCTTGCCAGAAACAAAAAATTTGTCTATGGAGTGCTTGACGGGATGCTGATTGAAATCTTCCTCCCTCGACGCAGGGAGAATTCGATCAACAGGCGCATCACCGTCGTGAGAGCACCTGAGATCGGCGACAACAAATACAAGGTATTGCAGACAGCGAAATGGAAATGATGGAAGGCAACGATGAGATTATTTACGCATCAGATGAGCCGGATATCAACGCGCTCGCTGATGCATACA